GCTAATGTTGAGGCGGCTCGTACTCAAGCACTGGCTAACTCGTTATCTGGAATGTTTGCTAGACCCGATTCGGGAGGAGCTTCTAGCGGAGAATCGTTCTTTAGTAACTTATTAGGGTATTTTGAACCAGCAAAAACTTTTGCAGATAGTTCAGGAATTACAGGTACTGTAGATGCTAACGGAATGTTAATTTCTAACAAAATTAAGCGCAATGTCCCTACTGGTTTTGCAGATTATTCATAAGGAATTATAAATGGCAACGAATGGAACAATGACAGGACTGTTAAAAACTCCTAGTCAAGTGCGAAAAGACGCTCAATCACAACTGATGCAAGAGTCTTTTGCTCGTAGTCAGCAAATGATTTCCAGTGGTGGCACAACAGCACTCCCCGGAATTATTTCTCGCTATGGTGCTCAAGCCGCACAAAGGGGAGCACAATCTGGTGCAGGGCTTCTTAGGGGTGTTACAGGAGGCATAGGTTCTGCTGTTGGCGGTGACGTTGGACAAAGCATTAGTGACTTAGGTGTTAGCACAGACGAACGCCAAGCACGGATGGGTCAAGAAGCCTTACAAGGGATGAATTCTAATGATCCTATATCTATTAAACAAGCCGCAATGCGGTTACGACAACTAGGGCTTGTAGGCGCAGCTAATAAGCTAGACCAAAAAGCAAATCAACTAGAAGCACAAACAACTAATCTTGATTTTAAAAAGAAAGAAGAAGCTAGAGCAGAAAGCAGACTAAACATGGAAAAAGAGCGTTTGCAGATGCAAAAAGACACTGCGCAAACCAATAAAGAAAAAGCTAAGCTTGATCAGCAAGTTTCTCAGCTTTCAATTGACGAGAGCAACCTTCGGATAAAACAATTAAAAGATGCCCGAGGAAATGAAGAAGAGTTAAAAGCAACACTAGCGAAAATAATTCCAACGCTTAATGACAGTGTGTTATCTCCATCGTTACGAAAACTTGTAGCGACAATGCCACCAGAAAAGGCTTTCAATTTTGTAGCAAAGGCTGTAGAGCAGCAACAAAAAAGAGCGAGCACTGCGGCTCTGAGTGCCCGAATTAACCAAATACTAAAACCGAGTAGCGATGTTGAAGGTCAGGTTGCAGGAGGTGGGTCCATTGATGCGATCAATTCTCGTTACAGTAGGGCAATCAAGATGGCAGGAGACGCAAAAAATCAAAATCTGGCAAAGACGCTAGAGGATGAAAGGAAAGCACTCGTTGCTGAAAAGAACACAGTGCGGGACATTGAAGAAGCGAAAAGAAAATCTTTTCGTGGGGATACGACAGCAAAAATACAAAGAACAGTTGTCAATGAAGCTAAGAAAGGATTAGCTTTTTTAAATGCTGGAACAGGTGCTGGGGACGTTGCAAGTGTTATTGGCTTTATGAAAAGTTTAGACCCCAACTCGGTGGTACGTGAATCAGAATTTGCGATAGCACAAAGCATTGGTAGTGCTCTGGATACCTTTAAGGCTACATTTGAGTCATATAACACAGGCCAGCGTTTAACACCTTCACAAAGAGATTCTTTGAAGGAAGTTTTAATCCTCGCCTCTGAATCTGCTGTCGAAGATTATAACTATTGGAGAGGTAATGAAGCGGCTGCATTTGCAGGGAGGGGATACGACGCTGACTATATTGTCGGGAAAGAATTAATGATGCCATCTACTTCTAACGAGAATACGAATAATAGTGATGACGATGCTGAAATTGGGGCTGGTTTTGTCCTCCTAGGAGACGAAGATAGTGACGACAAATCAGGTACTGGTCCGACTGGTCAAATGCGGAGAAGGCGTTAATGAAAAACTTAGAAAGTATATTTAAGCGCATAGACCAAATGCAAGACGAAGGGGCAAAAAATTCAGATATTGGTCAGTTAGCCAAATCCACAGGCTATGATATCCCATCGTTACAAACTGCCTATAAAGACTATAAAAAGACAGGTCAGGTTAATGAAGCAGGGGTAGGATCTGGGCTTTTGCAAGGTTTAACATTTGGATTCAGTGAAGAGCTTGGAGGCACTTTAGCAGAGGCCGGTTTAAATCCTTTTGCTGACGAGGGTGATGATTATGAATCCTATGTTAAGAAACAACGCGCTCAATACAAACTGTTTCAACAAAGCAATCCCATACTTTCTACTGGTGCTGAAATTCTAGGTTCGCTCCCTACACTGATGTTACCCGGAGGTGCTATTGCAAAAACAGCCCAAGCGTCTAGCAAACTTGCTACTGCAGCAAAAGGCGCGGCTATTGCCGGAGGCGAGGGTGCTTTATACGGTGCAGGGACTGCTGAAGGTGGGACACAACAGCGTTTAGAAGGGGCTTTGACTGAAGGGGCAATAAGTGCGGCAGTTGGTGGGCCACTGTCTTTTCTAGGTAGAGGAGCCTCTATGACCGGGAGAATGGCTAAGTTAAAGCCAGACGACCGCGCTGTAGCTCTTGTCACAGAACGTATAGATAACCTTTCTCCAGAAGCTCAAGCAACAATTCAATCGCCGGCATTACAACAGGAAGGCATGACCATAGCCGATACTGGTGGTGAAGAAATACAACGTCAGTTACGAGGCATAAGAACTATTAATCCTGACGCAGGACAGTTTATGGATAAAGTCTTGGGCGAGAGACACCGCAATCAATTTGATCGCGTGACCTCTCAAGTTAATAAAGCCTTTGAGTCCTCGCCAGAACTTGTTAAAGCTATAAAAGGCGATATTGAAGAGCTACAAAACATTTCTAGAGCTGCTTATACTGAAGCCTACATCAAGTTTGACGATTTACAAAGTAGCCAAGTGTCAGGTATGATTCGGAATGACAAAGACATGGCGAAGCTTTACGATAACACTGTTAAATTAATGGCAGACGAAGCCGCGTCTGAAGGAAATGAAACACTAGCTAAAGCACTACGGCAATTAGATAAATCTGGAACGCTTACGGATTCATCCGTAACTCCTCTGCGTGTGCTAGACACAATGAAAAAAAATATGGATGAAACAGTTCTTTCTTTGTACAGAGCACCGGGTGTCAATGCAGTATTTAAAAGAAAAACATTAAAGAATAAGCAAAAAGAATTTATTAATTTTATTAACAAATCAACTAATGAAGATTACGGCCGACTCCGAAGCAATTTTGCTGAATCTGCTAAAATTGAAGAAGCTTTGGAGCTTGGGCGTAAATTTGAAGATAAAAACATGGGAGTGCTAGAGCTAAAAGAAACCATTAATTCTTTTAGTCCTTTAGAGGCTAAATCGTATACGGCAGGGGTTTTGCAATCTTTATATAACAAAATTGAGCGCACACCTTACGGGCAAGATACGTTAAAGGCTTTGTTAAGGTCTCCCTTAATGGAAAAACAACTTAAGGCTATTTTTCCTAATAACGGTGCGTGGAATCGTTTCTCTGCCGCTATGATCAACGAAGCAAAAATGGCGCGGACAAAAAATCTAATAACTGGCGGCAGTAATACCGCTGATAAATTAAAAGATGCTGACTTGGAAGAAAATTTGTTAGCTGATGCTTTGGTTATTGTTTCTGACCCAACCGGGTTGCTATCAGGCAATGCTATTATGCGTCAGATTCAAAGCTTTGCAGAAAACTTATCTGCAAGATTACGGGCAAGGTCATCTACCCGTGGAATTCAAGCTAAAATTCTATTAGAAGACGACCCGAAAAAGAAGGCTGATTTACTTCAGCAAATGTCAGCAGCTAGGACTATCCTTAAAAAACAAGCATCCGCATCTGAAGCCACTGGGCTGTTAACAGGCCGTGTGTCAGGACGGATAGCAGCTATGGCAGGGGACGAAGAATAAAAAAGCCCTCAATAGAGGGCAAAGGTTCCACTGGAGAGTGAACTAATCAAACCATTCAAAGATCTCACCAATCATTATTTTACAAAAAGGAATATTGATTATGTAGCCGTCAAAGAAGTAGACTGTTGCATCGTCAACATTTTGATTACTAAACCAACCAAGAACAGGCTGGCTCTCTACAGTCTCAGCAGACAAGCCAAATACATTGTGAAATCTACAGCTAATCATTAATTTCTTATCTTGTCAAGAAAATTAAAACTACTATAAATTTCAGTTGCTTTATAAATAGACTTGCTATTCTTTTGACTCTTCTGACCACTAGCTTGCCTAACAGCATCATCTGCTGTGTCAGCTTTAAATGTACCTAAGAACTTTTTGTCACAGTACACCTCGTAAACTCTCACCATCCCCAGTTGTCTCCTGTGAGTCCATGTGAATTATAATCTGTCACTCGTTTCTCAAAAAAGTTGGAGATGCTAGATCCTCCTAACAATTCTTCCATCCAAGGAAGAGGATTCTCTTTAGCTTTCCAGTTAGGTCGTAAGCCTAGTTGAATCAATCGTCTGTCAGCAAGATAACGAATGTACTGTTTAACTTCTTCAGCAGTTAATCCTTTGATATCGCCTAGTTCATATGCTAAATCAATTACTTTATCTTCTAATCTAACAGCATCTCTAAACATATCATATATCTGCCTCTTGAAATCATCTGTAACAACTCTAGGATGCTCTTTGCAGAATTCACGAAACAACTTAGCCATCCCTTCAGCATGTTGTGATTCATCGCGTACTGACCACTCAACGACCGTACACATACCCGGCATCTTACCATAGCGTTGGTAGTTCAACAGCATGGCGAACGCAGAAAACAAAGACATCCCTTCATTTAGCACTGATCGTGCTAGAGCTAATGCAGTGCCAGAGTGTGAGTGCATGTCTATGTCACTCATAAACTCTACTTTATCTGCCATCTCTTCATACTCTAAGAATGCCGTAAACTCTTCCTCTGGAAGTCCTAGCGTATCATTTAGGAGGGCGTAGGCTCTTTGGTGGATAAACTCTCGACTTGCAAAGGCCGTAAGCATTGCCCTGACTTCATTGTTCTTAAACTTGGGTATATAATACTCCAAGTAGTTTGTCCCCACCGCAACGTCTGTTTGCGTAAAAAGCCGCAAGATCTGGGTAATATGGTTCTTCTCTGTGTCCGATAAGACACCGGATTTCCAGTGGTTGACATCTGTCTGTAACTCCAGTTCATCTTCAATCCAATGTATCCTTTCGTGTTTGGTTGCATACTCTACAGCCCAAGCATGGCTAAACGGCTTGTAACTTTTATTTGCTTCCAGTAAGCTCATATAATTGATTCTCCAGCATATCAATACGTTTTTCCTGTTGTAAAATATAACTATAACTATCGTTAAGCAACCGACTATACGCAGAGTCAATATCTTTGAGTAGGTCTAACCTTTGTAGGATAGTTCGTTTTTCATCGTGGATCATCTGCGTTACCCCTGACATGATAGACATTCTTCATCGTCAAAATCTCTTAGCGCATTGCGGTCAACCTTTGTACCAACCTGCTCCGCTGTCACGCCTGATGTTGTACGCAAATAGTACAACCCTTTAAGTCCTTCTTTCCATGCTTTGAGATGGACTTGATTGACAATAGCTTTGTCAGTACCAGAAGCAAAGAATACATTTACTGATTGCCCTTGGCAGATAAATTCCTGTCTCTTAGCCGCGAACTCAACAATAAGGGCTTGATCAAGCTCAAAGGCTGTTTTGAAAACATCTTTCTCGTTGTCCGTAAGGAAAACCAAATGCTGGACAGAGCCTTCATTCTCAATAATCGACTTCCACGTTTTTTCATTGTCCTGCCCATGCCGTTGAAGAACTTCTAATAAGTAAGGATTACGCAGAGTATGACTACCAGCCCTAGTCCTGTGAACGTAACAATTGGAAATGCTAGGCTCAATAGAAGCAGAACACCCACAAAGAATGCTACTGTTAGCATTGGGAGCAATAGCGAGGAGGTGCATATTACGCATGCCGAGACCCAATCCATCACGACATTCACCTTTTCTATAGCCAATCTCATACGTTGCTGCCACGGCTTGGGATTTGATATCTTTAAATATTTTATAGTTGTCACTAGCTGCCCTCAACGATTTCCATGCTAATCCTTTGCTTTGAAGATAACCGTGGAAGCCCATCGCTCCCAAACCAATAGAGCGTTCTCTGGACGCTGAGTATACAGCTTTAGAAAGTTCTTTGGGTGCATTGTCAATAAAGTATTGTAAAACATTATCTAAAAATTTAACAAGGTCACCGACCATTCCGCTTTTTTTCCATTCGTCGTATCGTTCAAGATTGACTGATGAAAGACAACAGACTGCTGTACGGTCTTCATTAGTTGCAAGGTGAATTTCGTTACACAAGTTACTTCCATTAATTTTTAAACCTAGTTTTTTCTGAGCTTCTGGTAAGTGTCTTCTTGCGGTGTCGATAAAGTTAAGGTAGGGACTGCCAGTTCTGAAGCGAGCAGACAATATTTGTTGCCACAATTTTCTTGCTTTTACTGTATCCCTGATAACCCCTCCATCTGGGTCTTTCAATTGCCACTCCGTATCGTCAACTACCGCTTGCATAAAATCGTCTGTTAAATTAACTGCATTAAACAAATTTAAACATTTGCGGTTAATGTCACCACCAGTAGGAACTTTAAAATTAATGAATTCTTCTATATCAGGATGGCTTACGTCTAGATATGCCGCGTAGCTGCCCTTCCGTGTTTTCCCCTGTTTGTACGCTGTCATCTGTGCGTCCACTACTTTCATAAACGGAATTGGGCCGGGCGATTTGTCGCTGATGCCTCTCACGTCTCCCCAGTGACCACCTACGCCACCACCCTTTACACTCAGCCATGCAACTTCTCCATTATGTTCTATAAGGCTATCAAGAGAATCGCCCACGTAAGTAAGGAAACAACTAATAGGCAAACCACGATTGTCTCGTTTATCGTCAGGTGCATTACTGAGCACAGGAGACGCAAACATGAACCAACCTTTACTAGCATAGTCGTAAATACGCTGTGCAAAACTGAGGTCGTCGCAACAATAAGCCACACTGGCACGAGCAAAAGCCTCTTGAGGAGAGGTTTCGTGCTCATACATATAATAGTCTTCCATGAGTTTAACTGCTTGTTCACTGAGGCGATTATCTCTATCATAGTTAATCGTTATCCCTAGATATTGTGTCATTTAGTCTGATCTCCATGCGCAAACGGAACCGACCATTTTACACTATTTGTAAGAGTTTGTCAAGATAATGTTGAGACTTTTCTATATCGTACCTACCACCTTTCTCAGGATAACGTGCTAAGTATTTGATTGCATTGCCACGGATATATCCTTCAAATTGTTCTTCTGACATCCATGACTGCATAGCGTCCCAAGGTTGTATCTCTTTAGATGTGTAGTGATATCCTCCAACCTGCTTAAAACGATCTACAGAGCTTGTGTGTTGTTTTACTAAATTACCTGACATATCTTGAAGTTCGTACATTAGTTCGTCAATCTTCTTGTTTAGTTCGTCAATCTTCGTGTTCGTCATCTAAATCCTCCGCAAAATATTCTAAATTGTCTTCAATCTTATCAGCAAATCTGTCTACTAATTCTTCAGATGTGATTTCTAAAACTTCTAAAACACTGATCTCATCTTGTTGTTTAAGACGATCACACACATCTTGGAAAGTTAACATGCTTTCGCTTCCTTAAGTAATTGCCGCGCAGTCCACTTAGTATAATACCTAAATCCGTTCTTCTTTGCCCAATCAGCCATTGTAAATTTTGTACCATCACTTCTCCGTCTTGCGCGTGGCATGGGTGTGTTAGGCTCATAAAATAAAAATACAAGTTCATCAAAACGACCCATACATTGTCGAATATCGACATACTTTCTAGCTTCCTCTGAATCTCTAAATCGTCCTTTGGCTTCTATATAGATATAACCTGTTTTAGAATCCAATTGAAAATCAGGTTCATAAGTTTTTTGCTGTGTGTACGGAATGACTTTCGTGTGGTACTCACAAGTCTTTAATTCACCGTGGTGTAACTCATGTTCAAACCAACTATCATAACCTTTAGGTGGTTTACCTTTTTTCTTTAACACTATGTGACTCCAAATATTTGACTGCTTTTTTTAATCTGTGCAAATTATCTTTAAATTGACCAAGTCCACTATTGCAGTTAAAACACAGCCATCCTCTGAAGGTTTCTGTTTTATGACAATGATCTAGCACCCAAGTTTGTAGTCGTGTTTGCTTTTTAGACGCTAATTCCAGTAACTTACGATCACAAATTGGACATTTATATTCTGCATCAGGATAGGCATTAACTTTCTTTAGATGGTTTACTAATTGAGATTGGTTTCTAGCACACGTCCGACACTTGCGTTTAATCTCGCCTGATGGCATTTGTTTGAATTGCTCAACAGGTTGAAGTTGTCCACAATTATTGCATTCTAATCCGCTAGGGATATAGGGGATAAGAGCATCAGGAAAAAGATCATCAATCATAAGATATCCAAAGGTATCTCAGGTACTTTTGGCTCATTTAAAACTTCAGTTAAAAACCGCACACCTGTCGAATACACAAAGCCGCGTAATTTTGGATAGCAATACTGTTTATAACTACAGTACGAACAGCCTACAGCTAATTTTTGATTCCCAGATTTTCCGTCAGGTTTCGTGTCGTAGCATAACGGAGGCGGTTCTGGTTGATCAACCATCTTTTTGACATGTTTAACACGTTCAGTAATATCATAATTAATTTTGTGATATACGGAACTCCAGCTTTTTTTCTCGTCATACTCAAGATAAGTTAAATGCCCATTCTGTTTGTCGATTGCAACCCAACCATACTTAGTGTCACCTTCCGAATAAGCATATGCTTTAAGTTGAGCGACATAACCAAAAGGATCGTCAAATGCTAACGTACCGTCTTTAAACTTTTTAAATGCGTAAGAAGAAGCAGATTTCACATCAATTAACACACCGTCAATACGAGCATCCATTGATCCTTTGACTCCATCAACCTCGCATAGCTTCTGTTCACTTTCCACCTTATGTCCTGCCATGCGGGTTAAAAACAAAATAAGCTCTTCAGTTAAATGACCATATAAAAACTTAATATAAGTATGAGGCTGTAGTTTTTCGCCGCTGTAATTGTTTGCAGAATACCAAAGTTGCCGATCAGTTTTCCCTATAGCCGACAAACGTAGCCGTCTGGTATCACGAATTTCTGTCGCGGTAAACTCTCTCTTCATCAGAGTTTTCATGGCCTCACCAAAACGCTCTATTTCCGCGTTAACATCGACATCACTTGGAACATTGCGGCTATCCATTAACGAATAAATATCTTGAACGAGATTATGAATAGATTTACGCATGGTCTTGCTCTATTAATCGTTCGTCTAACACATACTGTCCAAGTAACCGTTCAGCAAAACTTAATTTAAATTCAGCAGCTTTTAAAGCTTTATTCTGATTCTGTACAAACTCGACCAAGTGTCGTACATCAGCAAATCCAATAGATAAGCCCTCTAATCGTTCTTGAAAGTCCTGTATAGAAGTAATACTAAGGTTACGTTTGCGGTTTTTAAGGCCATCCGCTAATTCACTTAAATCAACCATTCTGTTCTCCAGTATTAATGAGTTTCTTCCCAACTATTACCAATTTTATATTCGCCATTCAACGGACACTTAAGATCAAAAGCAATTCCTGCTGCTTTAATACATTCTACCATTAAGTAACCAACTTTATCTGCATCTTTCTCTACCGCTTCAATCTGATATTCGTCGTGAATAGAGCCTAGTAACTTGAATCTGAGATTCCAATTTGGAGCATATTCAAGGAACAACGCTAAAGCCTTCTTCATAATAATTGCTCCTGCGGATTGTAAGAGCGTGTTCAATGCTGCGTGATCTGAGCGAACCCAGACGAATCGTCCGTCGAGTGCTCGTAAATAACCTCTGGGTGCCGCTGTCGCAACCTTTTGTCGTAAAATTGCAAGTGCAGGTGTATTATCTAAAAACTTCTTTTTAAGCTCTTGACCTTGGCGGGCACTGCCTCCAACAATTGACCCTATCTTAGCATC